ACTTTGATTTTGATACCAGTTCCGAGGGGAAATACATGATAGACGAGCGAGGAGAAATCGAAAAAAGATTATCTGAGGGGTTGTGTCCGTGGTGTATGCAAGAGTTGGAACAAACAAACGAACCTAATACGCGCAGATGCAAACAATGTCGCGGAAAGGTTGTTGATCACATAGGAGAACGAGATGGCGATGACACCAGAAGCAAAAGTTAAGAAGAAAGTAGCGGCGCACCTAAAGGTGTTAGGAGCCTACTACTTTTATCCAGTTACTGGGGGCTACGGTAAGAGCGGCGTTCCAGACATCATCGGATGCTACGAGGGTAAGTTCTTTGGTATAGAATGTAAGGCAGGCAAAAACAAACCAACGCCCTTGCAAGAAAAGAACCTATCTGATATAAAGAGTAGCGGTGGCATAAGTCTTGTCATCAACGAAGACAATATAGATGACGTGTTGATCTATGTTGGCGGTCAGAACCGCGACCCACGACAGCTTGAGTTGGATTTTGAAGGCTCACCTGTTTAGACACTGCACAAATTGGAGATCGTTATGGGATACACCGAAGAAGGTATCGGTTATCAGCGTAGAGATACAAGTCTCGCCGCCGCTGAAGATAGCACAGGTAAAAAAGTTACCTTACGCGAACAAGTCTACACACTACTAACCAAATCACCTACCCCACTGAGCACTGAGGAAATCGCGCAACATTTAGAGCGTCCTTATGTTTCAGTCCAACCACGTTTGTCTGAGTTATCTAATGATCGACGTGTGAGGGATAGCGGAAAGCGCGGTAAAACCCAATGGGGTAAGGCGTGCATTCTATGGGAGGTGCCACATGGCGAAGCAACGCACTAAAGCTGAATGGCTTGTTATCGCAAATCACTGTTTCAGAGCGTACACAGTTGCGCCTAAGTATTCGCCAATGCGTTTATTATTTTCGTGGGGCGAGAAGTATGCGCGGAAGCAAGCCGCCAAATCCCCTGAGTAACCAACCACACCGCTGGGCCTTAACCGTACGAGGGTCTTGTGGTTACTTGTTATATCGTACGAGCAATAGGAGAACGACATCATGGCTACTAAATCATCCCCCAAAGCCGACAAGGTATGGGCGTATTTAATTAATAACAAAACAGCTACCCCTGCACAGGTCGCAAAGGCTACTGGTGTATCGTATGGGTATGCTTACAAGTTAATGCAGAAGATTGGCACACCGAAAGAGGTGTTTATCGCAGAGGAGAAAGCGAAAAGCACCGCAAAAAAGCCCCTAACCTCTGGGGTAAACTCAGAGGGTTTTTCTCGCGGTCAGATTCTTGATACCGCTAAGTCGTACGTAACTAAGGATCGTGCGGCTGATCATGGTGACATGGAAAATAACTTTTCTAGGATAGCTGACTACTGGACGGTGCATCTTGACTACCCTGTATCAGCTACCGATGTTGCTGTGATGATGACACTTCTAAAAGTAGCACGTATTCATTCTAATCCGAAACATCCAGACAACTGGGTAGACGGGGCAGGTTATATGGCGTGTGGTGGCGAGTTAGCAGGGAGTGACTTCTAATGGACTTAATCACGATAGATTTTGAAACATACTATGACAGGGATTTTTCCCTGTCTAAGTTAACAACAGAGGAGTACGTACGTGATCACCGATTTGAGGTGATTGGCGTGGGTATCAAGGTGAACAATGAAGGAACTGAATGGGCAAGCGGAACGCATGAACAACTTAAACGATACTTACACACCTTCAACTGGGCAGAAAGCATGGTTCTCGCTCACAACACTTTGTTTGATGGTGCCATTCTCTCTTGGGTGTTTGATATTCATCCTCGCGTGTATACCGATACTTTGTGTATCGCCCGTGCTTTACACGGGGTGGAAGTTGGCGGCAGTCTCAGGGCGTTATCTGAAAGATACCAGATTGGCGCTAAAGGAACCGAAGTCTTAAATGCTTTAGGTAAACGTCGAGCCGACTTCTCTGAACAGGACTTGTCGTTGTACGGTGACTACTGCATCAATGATGTCGAGTTAACATACAAACTCTTCAACATCTTTTTGAAGAAGGGCTTTCCTAAACAAGAACTGATGATAATAGACATGACACTACGTATGTTTACTGAACCGTTCTTGGAGCTAGACATTGGGTTGCTTGAACAGCACCTTGAAGACACACGTGAACGTAAGGATCAGTTACTTGAGGACGCAGGTATATCTAGGGAGGACTTGATGTCTAACCCTAAGTTTGCCGCTGTGCTTGAAGGGCTAGGCGTTAAACCGCCTATGAAAATAAGTTTACGTACAGGGAAAGAAACATTCGCGTTCGCCAAGAACGATGAAGAGTTCAAGGCACTGGCTGACCATGAGGATGACCGAGTACAATCAGCAGTTGCCGCACGTCTAGGCACGAAGAGCACCCTTGAGGAAACACGTACTCAGAGGTTTATAGACATAGGTAAACGTGGGACTTTGCCGGTTCCAGTAAGATATTACGCCGCGCACACTGGACGGTGGGGTGGTGATGACAAGATCAACATGCAGAACTTACCTAGCCGTGGGCCAAATGGTAAGAAGTTAAAGCGTAGTATCCTCGCACCAGAGGGCTACACGTTGATTGACTGTGATAGTTCGCAGATTGAGGCACGTGTACTCGCATGGCTTGCAGGGCAGGATGATCTAACACAAGCGTTTGCTAATAACGAAGACGTATACAAGGTCATGGCCTCTCGTATATATGGTGTTCCCGAAGATGAAGTAACTAAAGACCAACGGTTTGTAGGTAAGACTACGATCCTTGGCGCAGGTTACGGCATGGGTGCAGTGAGGTTTCAAGAACAGCTAAAAGGCTTTGGATTCGATATGGAACTGGGCGAAGCACGGCGTGTCATAACGATTTACCGCGATGCTAACTGGAAAATCAATCAGTTATGGCGCGGTTGTCAGGACATGATCAGGTATATGGTCAACGGCGATACCATACAGATAGGTAAGGAAGGCGTACTGGAAGTGTTGGGATCGGAACGCGCTATCCTCCTGCCTTCAGGTTTGATGTTACGTTATGACGACTTATCAGGTGAGCAAGGTGAGCGTGGCGTTGAGTATAGCTACAAGACACGGCGAGGTCGCACCAGAATATACGGTGGAAAAGTGACCGAGAACGTGTGTCAGGCGATAGCGCGTTGCATTATTGGTGAGCAAATGTTACAAATCAGTAAGAGATGTCGCGTTGTGCTAACTGTGCATGACTCCATCGTAGTATGCGTAAAGAACGAAGATGTGGCTGAGTCACAAGCATTCGTTGAGAAGTGTATGCGTTGGACACCCGACTGGGCAGAAGGTCTGCCAATCAATTGTGAAAGCGGATTAGGAAAATCTTACGGAGATTGTGAATGAGTGTAGCACCGTGGTCGTTCAGCAAGATTAAGGCGTTTGAACAATGCCCCAAACAGTTTTACCACGAGAAGATACTCAAAGAGTTTCCGTTCGTACAGACCGATGCGATCTTATACGGTAACGAGTTTCACAAAGCCGCAGAAAATTACGTTGGTAGTGATACCCCTCTCCCTAAGAAGTTTGACTACGCGCAAGCAATGCTTGATTCACTCAACGCCAAGCGTGGTGTGAAGTTATGCGAAAAAAAGGTAGGCATAACCGAAAACCTTAAACCTTGCGGCTTTTACGATAAAGATGTTTGGTTCCGTGGGATCATTGACTTGCTAATTGTTGACACGTTGGGGGAAACCGCATGGGTGATTGATTACAAGACTGGTAAGAACGCACGGTATGCCGATAAAGGTCAGCTTGAACTGATGGCCTTGGCAGTATTTTTACACTACCCCGAAGTAAAGAAAATTAAAGCAGGGTTAGTGTTTGTAGTCAGTAATGATCTTATCAAAGCAAGCTATAACGAGTACGACGAACAAGAGTTATGGGTTAAGTGGCAAGGCAAGTACAATGCTATGAAGACTGCCGCTGATAAGAATGTTTGGAACCCACGCCCGAATGGATTGTGTAAGCGGCACTGTCCTGTAACCGTATGTCCTCACAATGGGAGTAACTAATGCCATACAAAAATAAAGCAGATCGTAAGAAACAAAAGAATAAACCTGTCGATAGTAAAGAATTTAAGGCACGTATGGAACGTCAGCGTGCCCGTCGAAAGATGGATAAGACAGGTAAAGACGCTAACAAGAACGGTAAAGCCGACAAGAGAGAAGGCAAAGACGTAGCGCACAAGAAGCCGTTGGCACGTGGGGGGTCTAACAAAGACGGCGTGTCAGTACAAAGCCGAAAGCGTAACCGTTCGGCAGGTGGAGCCTTGAGTAAGGGCAAAAAGAAATAAGTTAGTGTGACACTAACACCGCGCCGCAAGGCGTTGCGATGGAGAACGAAGTGCAGATATTGGATAACAAGGCGCTATTATTGCGCCTAAAAAACCCTAACAAAGTTACTAAAGTTGTCGAGAAAAGCCGAGAACTATCAGATAATCAAGTGGTGGTTAACTGGGGTGTAGACGAAGCGCACACCCTCAAGAAGTTAAACATTAACGTACCCTCACCCATTGAGGGTAAGTACCAATGGTCTGGTCAATACAAACCATACGAACACCAAAAGGTTACTTCCGCATTCCTTACTATGAACCGAAGGGCTTTCTGCTTTAACGAGCAGGGTACAGGCAAAACTGCGTCTGCTATCTGGGCATCTGACTTTCTTATGATGCAGGGTAAGGTAAACCGCGTGTTAGTTATCTGCCCGCTGTCGATCATGGATAGCGCATGGCGCAATGACTTGTTTAGTTTTGCCATGCACCGCACGGTTGACGTGGCTTACGGTGCTAAAGAGAAGCGCAGAAAGATTATTAACCAAGGCTCTGATTACGTCATCATTAACTATGATGGGGTCGAGATTGTTGCCGAGGACATCGCCAATGGTGGGTTCGACTGCATCATTGTGGACGAGGCCACTCATTATAAGAACGCACAGACCAAGCGTTGGAAGACACTAAATAAGCTGTTAACCGACCAGACTTGGCTATGGATGATGACAGGAACACCTGCGGCTCAGTCACCATTAGATGCGTACGGTATCGCTAAGCTAATTAACCCTGCCGCCGTGCCTAGGTTCTTTGGTTCGTTTCGTGACATGGTGATGTATAAAGTTACCAACTTCAAATGGAAGCCAAAAGAGACAGCTACCGAGACAGTATATAACGCACTGCAACCTGCGATCAGGTTCACAAAAGAAGAGTGCCTTGACCTGCCCGACATGGTGTATGTCAAACGAGAGGTTGAACTCACGCGCCAGCAGAAAAAGTATTACAAGGAACTTAAAGATAAACTTGTTTTACAGACAGCAGGTGAGGAAGTAACTGCGCCCAACGCCGCTATCAACATGAGCAAACTCCTGCAAATATCTTCTGGTGCGGTATACACCGACAACGGAGAAGCATTGGAGTTTGACATCAAGAACCGATACAAGGTTCTGCGTGAAGCAATAGACGAGAGTAGTAAGAAAGTCCTAGTCTTTGTGCCGTTCAAGCACACCATTGACATACTCACGGACAAACTACTCAAAGATGGGATACCCACTGAGATCATTCGCGGTGACGTATCTGCACCGAAGCGTACTGATATATTTCACCGATTCCAAACCACCCCCAACCCACGTGTACTGGTGATACAACCGCAAGCCGCCGCGCATGGTGTGACGTTAACAGCCGCTAACACAGTTGTATGGTGGGGGCCAACCAGTTCATTAGAAACATACGCTCAAGCTAATGCGCGTGTTCACAGGTCAGGACAAGATCACAAGTGTACCGTCGTCCAGCTACAGGGATCAGCCGTAGAGAAACGTGTTTACACACTATTAGATAACAGAATTGACGTACACACAAAAATGATTGATCTTTACAAAGAATTGCTTGACTAAGGTACAATACGTTAGTAGAGTAAACCTCCCGACACATTTTGTCGTGCGACTAGGAGAACTAAAAATGAGTGAGGACAAGAAGTTAGCTGAAAAGCTGACACGTGTTTACTTAAAAATCCGAGACAAGAAGGCACAGCTTTCGTCGGACTTTAAGAGACAAGAAGAAGACCTTAACCAGAAACTGGATAAGGTCAAAGCCGCGCTACTCGACTACTGCAAAGAGCAGGGGCTTGAGAGCGTAAAGACTTCAGAGGGACTTTTTTACCGTTCGGTGAAGACTCGCTACTGGACTAGTGACTGGGAAGCTATGCACCAATTTGTTATGGAGCATGAGGTGCCTGAGTTTCTGGAAAAGCGGTTGAATCAAACCAACGTAAAAACTTTCCTTGAAGAAAACCCTGAGACTGTCCCTAAAGGACTTAACGTAGACTCTGAATATATAATTTCTGTGAGGAAAAAATGATGACTGGCCCTTTTGTACCAATCGAAGAACTGTCCAAGCACTTCTCTGTATCGGTTTCGACCATACGAGCATGGGTGCGCCAAGGACATATACCAAAAGCTACCTACATAAAAGTAGGTAACACATACCGCTTCTCTATTGACGATGTGTCAATTGCCTTGACTAAGAAAGACAACGCCGCAACCGCCGCTGTTGGTGGTGTAGCCGCTGTCTCTAATGTTGAGTTAGTGCAAGGTTACGCCGAGCACGATGCTGAGCCAGACTTAGACGAGGACTTGTGAGGAGAGGCATATGCAGAACGTAGGTGAAGTACGCCGCCGTATCAGTATCAACGGAGGTAAGTTTCGTGAGTATGTTAACGGTCAACAAGACACGGTGCATGAAGGTGCACTGAACGTGGTAATCTTGAACGCCGCTAAAATATCTCGCTCTTACTACGCAGGGGAGTATGATGCTAGTAGCCCGACACGTCCTACGTGTTGGTCAGCAGACACTAGTGCGCCTGCACCAGAGGTGAAGCAAGAAGACCGCCAAGCCCACCGTTGTATGGACTGCCCCCAAAATATTAAGGGGTCAGGATCAGGTACGTCACGTGCATGTCGTTTTGCACAGCGGTTAGCCGTGGTACTAGAGAACGACTTTACCAAAGTATACCAACTGCAACTACCTGCAACCTCGTTGTTCGGTAAAGCGAAGGACGGCAAGATGCCGATGCAAGCCTACGCGCAGTACCTAAGTTCTCATAACACCCCTGCTATATCTGTGATAACCGAATGCGTGTTTGATCGGGGTAGCGTAATACCAAAACTATTCTTCAAGGCGGTGCGCCCTCTTGCGGAAGATGAAGTAAGTCTTGCAGTTTCAAAGGCTGAAAGCCAAGAAGCTAAAGAGGCTATAACAATGTCAATATCAACGCCCTCAAGGGGGTCAATCTTTGCGGAAGTAGACGGATTTGTCTATGACGCAAATGCAAACTAAGGAGACTTTTATGTCTGAGCAATACGTAGTTAAAAAAATAACCGCCATGTATCCTAAACTAGATAAGACCTATAGATATGATAACGAGCAACAACGCTCTGTATCCTGTGGGGCAACGGATGATGGTGCTGAGTATTCAGTAAACTTCATTATGGATGACGCAACAGCCAAGGCTTTGTGGTCATACATGAAAACAACTTACGCCGAAGAAAAGAAAAAGAACTGGCCTGAGATTAAAAACCCATTCAAGAAAACAGATGATGGGATGTGGTC